TCAATCTGCAAAGCAGTGTACGCTAACTCGAATTTATCTTGAAACGGCGCCCGGTCTACTAGCGGCGTAAACTTGTCATCAAAGCCGCGAGAATTCGGGTTCTCATCAAAGCCAAAGGCAATCTTAGGAATGGCGAACGGTATGGCCCGGCTTATGCCGACAATGCGCCCTATTATTTCCAAGCGGTCATTAGTCGCGCTGTCTAAGTCAAACTCGTCGCTGAACGAATCAATCCACTCGAAAGACTTTTTCCACACGCCCGCCTTCATTTCTATTTCGGCATAAGCCTTGGGCTTTTCCCAAAACTGTTTAATTAGAAGGTTTGCGTAATCTGTTTCAAAACTCACGGCACAACCTCCGTCACAGTGACGTCGTCAATGGCAATGCTGAACTTTTCATCCAGCCCCGCGAGTAGCTGCCCTGCGGTGTAGGTCGATCCGCCATCCCGGCTGATTTCCAGGTCAGTAGGTATAAAGTTTTTTCCCGCGTTGAACGCCAAGATATACAACTGTCCGGCCTTTAAATTGTCGCCAATGCCAAACACCTGTTTTGCAATTTCTTGTTGAATCCTTACCTCATCTATCGGCAAACTAGCATCGACAAAAGTGGCGTTAAGGCGAACAAGTAACGGCACGTCAGTGGGGCGGTCAAACGTCATTGTGTTTACAATGGTAAAAGTTGTTCCGTTGGGCCGGGTAAAAACTTCGCTAAACGTCCCAGTCACAGAGCCAACCATGCCTTTGCCGCCGGTTTTGTTCTTCGTCATAGTCTCCACGATGTCCGCCACAGCGCCGCCTTCAACAACAACAAACAGGCTGTGCGCCGGTATGCTGTCAGAGTCGGTCGTGTCGGTGTCGTTCTCATACACGGCAACGTCGGTCACGTTGGGCAGGTTTGCCAGAGCTGTGAACATTCTTCCGGTGCTGGATGATTGCGAGGTTTCGAGTGATCGATTCCGCCGAACGCGTAGCTCTTGATCTGTTTCCTCGTCAATGCCCACGGTTGCCGATGCCGGGTTTGTAACTGATGTGATGCCAATCACGACCGTTACAGGATTTACAATCGTTCCCGAGTCCGCAGCAATGGCGCCAAAGGCAAGAGCAAACAGCGTGACGGTCGTAGTGCCTGCGGCCAAAGATCTGACGGCAAGAGTGGACCACGACTGGCCAAGGTCGTCTTCTACAGTGTAATCAATCGGCAGAGTAAGCGGCCTATCGGTCACGACAGTAACGTCAACCTGTGAGCGCGTGGCGGGCCTGCGTGTGATGCCAGACAGCTTGATGATGGAGTTGAGCGACTGGCCAAGCGCAAAGTCTGGATCGCGCTGATTGTACTCAAGAGCGCCGAACGACTGCGAGTCAAGAACAAGCTGCGCCTCTATGGCTACGCGCTGACCGTCAGGCGAATTGGGCTCAAGGTTTATATCTTCGCCATAGATTGCCCGGTAGCCTGCTGCCAGCTCGTCATAGATTTCCTGAAACGTCTGAACCTGTATTCCGTCAGGCGTAAACTGTGGCGCTGTCATGCGGTAAGCTCCAGGGTCTGCAAATCTTGTTGCGTGAAAACGTCGGTATACTGTAGCTCAATTGTAACACCTCGATTGGCATTTCGACGAATTATGCCAAGCCGCTGAATTGATATTACGCCGTCGGTCTGTAATACCGTTGACTCTACTGCACGAAGCAAGCGCGTTTCTGTGCCAAGATTGCCTAATAGCTGTATCCAGTCTATACCAAATGTTACGTTTAAATACCAGTCGCCACGGAATGAACGAATCCGCGTTAAGACGTTCTGCGCAATAGCAGACGAGTCTCGCTTGTACACTGCGCGGCCTTTGCCAAAACGCCAATCTAAGTTGCTGTCCAGTCCGCTGACCTGCATTATTGCGGCCCTCCTGTGTTGCCCGGCCCGGTATCTACGCCGCTGTGAGTGTGTGTACCAAAGTCTATGCCGCCGATGGTTGCCGATGCTACCACCAATGTTCCGGTACAAGTAATATCGCCGTTAACCTGTAAGTCGCCGGTGACGGTCAAGTTGCCCGTTTGGACCATGTTGCCTTGGTGCGTATAGTCACCATCCTGATTCGTGTCGCCAGTCTGCTGGATTACACTTGGGATAGTAATTGCACTGGCCAAGGGATTCACGCCAACAATCGCCAGCCCGTCACTGTAGTCGTGCATCCTAAATTCGGCAGGGCTTTGAAAGTCTGCGCCGCCGTACCAGCGGTCAAAGCATCGCTCTGTAAGAATCAGCAAGCAATAATCGCCGACCGCTATCGGATAAGCTGTGTGACTTCCGCCGCCCTGCATAAACACAGGTGGCACCTCTATAAACTCGGTCAACACAATAGATCGCTTATCAACAACGCGGTTTATCACAGGCTGGACGCTGATGGTTTTTTCTTGTACGCCGGTTACCCTAGCGATAGTTGCCGTGTGCAGATTTGACAGCGCAAACTCTATTGCCGAATTAATTACGTCTATCAACTCGCGTTTTGTATTCATAGCGTCACCGATCCGTCACCCAGTATTCCGGTACAGGTTTGCGACCAAGCATCGCCATAATTGTCACCGCTGTAAGTAATGGTTTTAATTTTGTATATGCCGTTCATAAACGGCGCTGTCGTGCTCTCTAACTGGACCCTGATTCCGATCTTTACGGTTGGGTTAATCAGCGTCTGGAAAGTCACCAGCTTGTTCTCTCGCGTCGGTGTGCTGATTAAACCCGTGGCTGCGCTAACAATAGGAATAAACCGGCTGACTGACTCGTTTTCTTTGATAATATAAAGCAGCTCGTTTTCCAGATACCAGCTTTCATCAGGCGTTACCAGAGAGTTCAATAGTTCTGCGCTATTGCCGATAAGAACCTTGGGCCGGGTCAGCACTGGCCGGGGTGTAATTTTTCCGATGCCGGTGTTAACCATGTCCTCTAGGATCGCATTTACCGACAGACCGCCGCCGATCACCGTGCGATTTGTAAAGCTGTTCTGGAAGTCGGTGCCACCGTCCTGTGATTCTATGATGGTGACAAGATCCGGCCCCTGGCGCTCGGTGCTACCTGTGAAGATATTGCCCTTGAAGATTAGCTCTTGTCGATCTTGATATCCACACGACAGCCGTACAGGTATGCGCGGGCCTTGATCTTCGGCGTCTCTTGCGAGTGCCAGGCGTTTGCGCTCCTGCATGTTGTAGATTTGAATACGCGCCTTGTTCAGGCTTCCCCTGATTGATTTGTCGACCTCAAAGCTGATGCGCAGTGGTGGCTTTATGACTTCGGTGCGTGACTGAATGTCGATCTCTAGCGTGTAGGTTCTGTTAAATCTTGGGTTGGACATAGAAAAGCCCGCAACTGAGTGTTACGGGCTAGTATAGCGGAAATGTGATGGTTAGTCTTTAATCGCCCATTGGATCAGTCTGCTGGCGTACTGCGTATCTGTCAGGATAATCATGGCAGCCTTTTCTGCCTTTTCTTTTGCCCGGTTGAATGCGGCCACTTGATCTGCCGGGATGGTTACTCGCATTTGCTTTCTGTTGTCACTCATTTTACCCCCTCAAGAGTGTATGTAAATTCTTTTGGTGGCACCAATCTGTTAAGATTTTCTCCTCTGCAAAACAAATATATGGCTCTCATTAAAGTTTTGCTTGCGTTTTTTCTGTCAGTTGCGCCGCCTTTTGCGCCACCATTCATTATGAAATTTCTTGCTTTTATCGCCATAAAGTCTTTTTGTGAATTTGGCAGCCCGGACTTAAACACGTTAACAAATTCCCCTATTCTAACGACATCCTCATAAGTGGCCGCTATTGCAACGGTCCCTTGAATTATGGCCGCAGACAAGTATTTTTCTTTTTTCCTAAATTTCGATGCCGTGAACTTAATGACTGCTCTGTGTTTTTCGCAAAAATCAATGTTTTCGCTTGTTGTTCTTGACGCCTTATTTTGCATTGCCCCGTTGTAGCTAATCTCAAACATAGCACTTGCTATCACTAAATGTGATTTTTCAACCCAATCTGACATCCCGGCATATTTTATTTCATCCATTTGTGATCTTGGCGCAAGACGATCAATTCCTTGGCGATCAACTCCCCATGCAACAACCATGTCAATTGATATTTGTGTCTTAACAATAGCCATAAGGCGATGCTGCCCATCTGCTAGGTTTCCATCTTTGTCAAAAGCTATGCCTTGGTGATTTGACGCCCACTGGCCTGACGATAAATCTTTTGCATATTTATTGATTGCCCACGCTTTTACTGGCCTGTTAATTTTATTGTTTTTAAGGAATTCTTTGGCAATGGACGGTGTGACATTTACAATTTCTACGTTCATAATGATTGCCTTAATATAATTTAGTGGATGCGCCTCTCACAACGCAAAGCCAGATTAAAGCAAAAGCCCCCTTGTGTCAACACTTGGGGGCTTAATTGTTTATTGATGCTATTTGCTACCGGGTACACCGCAATGCTACACCTAAAATTGCACCTCCACACCGCGAATCAGCTTCATGTCCGCAGCTTCCAGCAAATAGATTTCGCACCGGCCGGCGCTGAAATCCTGGCGAGTAAATGGGTCAATGCCGTTGCCGCTGAGGTCAAGACAGACAAAATCAAAAGGCTGGTTCTGGCTTATCATGTGCAGCACGCCGACAGATAGCTTCAGGCCAAAAACCTGCTTATTGCCAAACTCTGCATCAAACATCCATACCTGCATTCGCGGGTAGAACCGCAAAACAAAAGTAATCTCGCTTTGCTCAAACAGAATTGTATGCCGCTGTATCGGCTCGGCTGTTAGGTTTTGCAATCGCTTCATTAAAATAACCCTCCGACAAACTCGCCTATGGAGCTGGCCACTGATGTAGGCACCTCTTTGCCCTCCTGCACACCTTTATCTTTTGCGCCCTCAGTCTGTCCGTTGGTGTTGCCTGCTGGATCAGGAGCAGGGCCAATGTTCGCAAACAGTGTTTCAGCAAACTGGAATTGCATAAGCTCCATCGTGAAATCTAGAGAATTGCTTTCATTGTTCCGCGTCGCTTCAAGTGACGTAATGTACATCTGCTTGTACGTCTTAAACTGCATCTCAATACTTATGAGCTTGTCAGCGGCCTGTGCCGACTCCATGCTGTCAATAAAATTCTGTATGTTCGTTCTTGCGGTCCGGTCTTGCGTGCCAAGAAAGCTGGCCACTCGGTCGCTGGCATCAAGAAACGAATCAACTCGCGCTACAGCGGTTGTAAAGTCGTTAGCGAGGCCCGACACTCGGCTGATCTGCGCCTGCGTTCTGGCAGGCAGGTACTGGCTAATGCTGCCCACCTGTGTTTGTAAGGCTTGTAAAGCTGCTATAGCTGGATTAGGCAGAACAAAGAGGTTCGACACATTGCCCTCAATTGTCAATATTAGAGGGTCTCGTATGATGTGGTCGTTAATGTGAGATCCATCTTCAAGAAAAGTGATGGGTATAGTTGCGCTACGTTTTACAGTCTCACGCACACGTGCCGCAGTTGTAAAACCGTTTATGCCGATCTGCTCTTCTTCGCCGTCGTTTTTAAACTGACCGCCTAAGTAGTCCCGGATGTATGACATTATCGGCTTATCCTGTTAACGGTCTGATTTCTTCCGTCGTTAAGCTGACGCTGTAATGCGTCTGCCGCTGCCTTGCCTGCTTTTTCTGGATCTGATGTGCTTATGTTCATCTCCACTGTCTGCTCAACAAGGCTGTATTGATCCATGATGCCGCTCCTTCCGCCAGGCTGGAATGCCTGGCCTCCAGCCATAGCCGGCGTCTGATCTCCTGTTAAGCTAGAAAAGAAGAACCCCAAATAGTCAGAATAAATATCTGTAATTGCTGAAAAAACACCATCCCCTGCTTCAATAACAAGACCGCCCGCAGTAGGTGGCAAATCAACTGGCTGGCCTCCTACACCGCTCAAAATCTTAATTGCCCAGTCCGGCAATATGTCGAGAGCCTTTTGCTTTAGGAAATCAAAGACAGGCTCAAACGCAAGCTTAAACGCAAGCGCAAACGCATCGGTTATTTCAGTCAAACCCTCGCCAACCTTGTCAAATCCCGCCTTAAAGTCTCCCTCAATTATGCTTCCGATGCCCGAAAATATTGTAACTATACCGTTAAAGTTTTCAGTTACTAGGTTTTTGATTGTTTCAAATGCTTCTTTAAACCCATCAACCAAGGCAATCAACGCTGGCTGAATGTCGAAGCCTGTAGCCTCTAAGAAAAAATCCCTTATGACAGACTTGCCGCCGTCAAACGCTACTATTAAGTCGTCAACCAGTAAAAATAAAAATGCTATTTTTGCAGCGGCAATAATTGCGGGCGTAAAAATTAGCGCGACCGCCCCAGAGAAGCCCAGCGCGGAAACCTTGGCTAGAAAAAAAGCAGCGCCCACGGCTGCAATAAACGGGGCAACTCTTATCAGACCTTCAGCCAAGACCCTAATACCGCTCACAGTGGCCTTAACGCCGTCGACAATAAAATCTTTGTTAGCGGCCAGCAGATCCATAAAGTCTTTTGTCAGTGTCGTCAGCTCAGGCGCAAGGCCAACAGAGATCAAACGCTTCACCGCGTCCATGCCAAACCCTAGCGCACCGAGGGCATCGTTAAAGTTCTCTGCGCTCTTGACCTGCTCGGTTGTCAGAATGCCCAACCGACGCGCTTCGGCACTTAGCGCGCCTATCTGTGCGCCTGTTTTGTTCAGCATACTGAGCAGGCTTGCGTCTATTCCTAATGCCTCGGCAAATCCTTTTTGCTCACTCAGGGAAAGCCCAAGCTGACGGAACCGATTGCCTACTTCTGCGAGAACTGCGTCTGCCGATTTAACCTGGCCGCTGGCGGTCCTTACACTAATGCCGAGACGCGAAAAGTCTTCGCTGCCCTTCTGTGCTGCTTCGCCGATCTTAGTGCTCAGGCCACCGATAGATGAGAACAGCGCCTCTGTTGATGAACTGGATTGCTGCGCAACAAATGACAGCTCTTGCAGCTTCTCAAGCGACACTCCGGTTTCTTTGTTAAGGTTAATGAGTGGTTGTAGCGACTGGCTTGTACTTGCAGCAAAAGCATTGATTCCGACTATCACACCAGCCAGTGCAGCACCCAGTCCAGCCAGTAGCTTGACGCCTTGGCCTAGACTGCCGTTGTAGTTTTTCAGCGGATCAAGCGAGCCTTCGAACCCGAACTTGGTAATTAATTCTGTGACGACGGCCATACAGTTCGCCTGTGCTGTTTACAATTCGCACAAGTATAGCACAGCAGCGGGCTGTGTCATCGAGCCCGCTGCGCTTCGTTCATCTGGTACTGCTCAATGGCCGACGCGATTTCTTGATACTCCACCGCGTCGAGGAAGTCCCGCGTGTCCATCTGCCGGATCTCGGCAAGCGTGCCGTAACCGTGACGAA